GAAGAAGGAATTCTTCACTCACACACACAGACCTTCCACCCCAAGGGGGCCCGCATGAGCCCAGAGGTAGCCCAGGCACTCGACTGGATGGAGACGAGCAAGCGAGGATACAAGGCCGCATCCAAGCGGTTCGGCATCCCCAGGGAGACCTTGGAGGCCGCACGGAAGGGCTCCAACTCTCGCGCGCGCACAGTCACGCCCGCGAGCGCGCGCGAGGAGTCACCACGCCCCCTGGCAGCCGACGCCGGGACCATCAACCTGATCGACTGGCATCGCAACGAGCTGCGGGACCTTGATGTCGCGTGGGGTGAGGCCAGCCCGCGGGACATGGCCACCCTGACGAAGGCACGGATGCAGGTGGTCGAGCGTCTGCGCGAGCTCGAAGCGGAGGAGGCCGCGAACTACGACCTCACCTCACCCGAGACCCTGCTCGAGGCGGTGCTCGGTGAGCTGGAGAAGTCCGTTCACCTGCTCGACGAGAAGCAGGCCAAGCGCTTCGTCCAGTCAGCCGAGACCGCCGGCCGGATGCACGACTGGTCGGTGTCGGTCGACTACGCCGCGGCGACCTCGGCGCCGTCGTCGACGCCCATCACCAAGTAGCGGAAGCAGTCCATGAGGTGGTCGTCCTTCTTCCGGGGCTGCTCCTTGCCGTCGGCCTTTCGGCTGGCGTTCGGGTCCCAGACGTAGCCCTCGATCTCGCGCAGGAAGTGCACCAGGTCGTCGAACACCACGATGTCGGGCCGGTAGTTGTCGCCGACCATCGTCCCGAGCAGCCGCTCGCGGACGCGGTTGATGCCCTTCCGGACCGCCTTGTTGGCCTTCACGCAGTCGATGTTCCAGGTCTCGATCAGGTCGAGCATCAGCTGCGGGTGCTTCGGGTCGGCCCACGTCATCTCGATGGGCTCGGGGTGGTCGAGCATCACCTGCGCGTGGTGCTCGAGGGTCTTCTCGGCCTCGTAGTGCTCCCGGTAGATGTACAGGACCCCGTCGTCGTCGACGGCACCCCACAGGATCGCCGTTGGGTTCCGCGTGCCGAAGTCGATGGCCCGGAACCGCGGCCAGTGCTCCGGGATCTCGCGCCGCGGCTGGAGGTGAACCTCCCGGTTCCATTCGGCGAAGACGAGCCCCTGCAGCGACACGAACCGCCCCTCTGACCGGGCGGCCTGGACGGCGTCGCCCATCTTTCCGAACACCGACTCCAGCCTCGCGGCGTTGCGGTGCCAGGGGTTGTCCTTCGTGTGGATCCAGTGGCATTGGCGTTCGGGCGTGTTCGGCTTGCTCGCGAGGTCGTCGTAGACCCAAGTCATGCCCTTGAGCGGGGTCATCGACAGAAAGATGCGCCCCTGTTCGTCGAGAACGCGCATCTCGGCTTCTTCGAACACATCCTTGTCGGGCTCCTCGTCGAAGAACACCGCCCGGACGGACGCGCCCTGGAGCGCCTTCCGGCCCTGCTCGACGGACTTGAACCAGATCTCGGCCGGCTCATCGTAGCCAGGGACCTCGATGCGAACGCGAGCTTCACCGCGGTAGTTCCGGTTCCACCACCTGCATCCCTCGCGCGGAAGCAACGCGGCGATGGGCTCTCGGTGGTAGGACAGCGAGTCGTTGCTTGTGAGGGCCAGGAGGTAGATCTTCCCCGGCCCCTTCGGGATGGTCTCGGGGTCGACGCCGTTGATGCGGCACCAGATGCGCACCGCCGGATGGTCGCGGCCGAGCGCGAACGCAACGACCAGGGCGAGGGCGAGGGCGGTCTTCCCTGACCGGTTCCCGCCGAACAGCGCTGTAATCTCGGTCCCGAGGCACTGCAGCGCCCGCCGCTGGGAGGTCCGCGGCATCGCCCGGTCCCACGCCCGCCACATCGACAGCGGGTAGGACTTCCGCTGTGCGCGCAGCCGCTCGATGTTGAGGACCACCGGGTTGGCGTTCATCACCATCGGGCGTCAGTCCTCGAGGTAGCCATCGCGCCGTAGGCCCTCGCGGATGTACCGCCTCGCCTGGCTCGACAGGGACCGGTCCTGACTTCGGGCAGCCTCCTCCAACGCCTTCCTCTCGGCGGCGTTCGTGGGGCGGATCAGGACAGGCTTTCCGGTCTTCGTCGACATGTGAGAATTCTAACACTCTGGAACGGCGCGCGAGCACTTCGTTTCGTTCTGTATACACTTCGATACGCCACTATGGCCGAGGGGTTCCGGCTGCCGTACCGTCGATGCATGGCCGGGCCCGTCCAGCGCATTCGCGATGCTGTGACCCGCTTCTTCACTCCTGTCGCGTTTGCGTCGGGATCGGTGAGGGATGCGGAGGGCTACCGCGTCCGGTCGAGCTACCCCGACGAGGTCTCCATGGCCGCGGTGGGGCGGTTCCCGTGGGTGCGTGCGGCCGCCCGGGCGAAGGCGATGGACCTGTCGAGCGTGCCAATCGTGGCCGTCAGGACCGACCCCGTCACGGGCGAACGCACCCGCATCCCTCATCCGCTGGTCGAGGCTCTGAATCGGCCTGGAGCTCGTCGCGGTGGCGTGTCGATGCGTCGCCAGCTCTATCTCGACTACGACCTGACGGGCGACTGGTACCTCTGGCGCCAGGGAACAGCCCTGTTCCGGCTCCATCCACGACGGGTGGAAGTCATCGCCGATCCGACCCTGGGCATTCCCGTCGGGTACATCCTGCGGACCCACAGCGGTGAGGAGAAGCGTCTCCGCCTCGAGGACGTCGCGCACGCCTCGGACATCAACTGGGAGGACGGTCCGAACGCGGCGATCGGCACGGGCGCCATCGTCGCGCTCCACCAGGACCTCTCGGCCAATCTGGCCGTCAAATCGCTGACGGCGAAGGCCGCGAAGCGTGGACGGTTGGAGATGCTCCTCTCACCCAAGGGCGACAACGCCCTCGGCGACAAGGCGGTGAGGCAGCTGTCCCGCGACTTCGAGAAGAACCGCGAGGAGGGGTCAGCCGCCTTCATCGTGGGGCGAGACATCGAGGCGACCCCCCTCGGGCTCTCCCCTCGCGACATGGAGTTCGGCGAGCAGGACCTCCGGACGATGCACGCGATCTTGGCGGTTCTCGGCGTGCCTGGCATCCGGGTCGGCATCCCAGGCGCGAACTACGGCACGGCGAAGCAGCAGAACCGAATCTACTGGGAAGGCCTCGTCACGCAGTCGGTGGGGTACGACCAGGCTCTGTCCGTCCTGGTGCCCGACCCGACCATCACGTTCGAGCACGACTTCAGCCGGATCACAGCACTCCAGCAGTCGTACACCGAGCGGCAGGCTCAGGCGCGCGGCTGGTACGAAATGGGCGCCACCGCGAAGGCCGCCGCCGAGTACACCGGGTTCGTCGACGCCCCGCTCCCGGATCAGCTGTTCGCCGACACGGACGACGGCGTGTTCCGCCGGCCGGAACAGGAACCCGAGGAAGGCCAAGAGCGCGCGGTCGACGTGATCGCCCGGTACCTCGTCGGTGCATCGAAGCGGTACGCCGAGCGGATCGCGCAGCCCGAGTGGTCGAGTGCGGTCGACGAGGAGTCCCTCCGTCTGCTGGTGGAACTCGAGCGGGCCGGCGTCGAGGCGAACACCGCGATGGCCTACGCCGAGCGCATCGCCGCCCTGAACGACGAGGCGGCGCTCCAGTGCCGCCTGAACCGGCGCCCGGTCGCGGATGCGGTCGCCTTCTCTCGTTCGCGGGCCGTCGCGCTCGCGAACCGCCTGGAGGTCTCGTGACCAACACCGAAGCCCGCTGGGCCATCCCTACCGAGGCCGGCCACGATCAGTGGATGGCCGACCTGGAGGTCGGTGAACGGAAGCTGGTGCTGCCGAAGCGGCTGCAGTCGCTCGCCACCAACGAGTTCATCTACTCGACGGAGACGGAGGCCCGGGACGGCGACATCATCGAACAGTCCTCATGGAGGCTCGCCGAGTACCGCCGCAACCCCGTCGTCCTCGACAACCACGCCTACGGCACGCTCGTCGGGCGAACGGAGATCCTGAAGACCGTCGACAACGAGCTGCGCGGGGTCGTGCTCTGGGACGATGCGGAGCAGAACCCCCGTGGTCAGCAGGTCGCCCGCTGGCACCGCGAGGGCTGGCGGAAGGCTGTCTCCGTTCGGTGGATGACCGGCAAGCGAACGCCACGGAACGAGCTTCCGGAGGATCACCCGCTCTACGACAAGGGTCGCGAGGTCGACGGCTTCTTCGGTCCCTTCACGATGGTCGGCGACTACCTCCAGCGCTGCACGCTCCTCGAGGTGTCCAGCGTCGACGTCCCCGGCGACGCCAAGGCCCTGCAAGTCCGGTTCGCAGGTGCGCGCCAGGTGCCTGACCAGGGCGCCCGCGTCGAGCTGATGACGATGCTCGAGGAGGCGCACGCCAACGGCCGCCTGGCCGAGAGCGACGCGCTCCGTGCGGCGGTCGTCGACATCCTCCTGGGTGCAGCTCGCACCAACAACGAGTTCCGAACCGCGCTTGCGGCCATCGGGACCGACCTCTTCCCCCAGGCCGATCCGGCCACCCCCCCGTCCGCGCTCCGTGCGTGGCTTTCCAAGGACTGACCATGGATACCGACATGACGCCGGAGAAGCTGATCGAGACCGTCAAGGCGCTCGAAGTCTCCAACCGCAGCCTCTCCGACAACGTCGAGACGCTCAAGACGACCATCACCGCGCTCAACGAATCGCAGGCCCAGGCCGCGATGCGGGCCGAGGAGCCGACGGGCAACGTCGACCTCGCCCGCTTCCAGGGTCGCGAGAAGGACGTTCAGAACCATCGCGCCCGGTACCTGGTCACCGACGCCGGTGCCGTTCGGATGCGCACCCACGTCAGCGATGGCGTTCAGCGCCCCGGCCTCCTCGACAGCGTCGCCGAGTCGGAGTTCCAGGCCGAGTTCCAGCGTCGCGTGCGGCGTCGGAACCTCACCCGCATCGCCCTCGAGCGGAGCGGCAAGGCGAAGAGCGACGTCGAGACGCCGCAGCTCGACTACGAGATCGCCACCCTGATGCGGAGTGCCCCGCGCGAGCTCGCAGCGCTCCGCGACCTCGGTGAGCGCATCTGGGCCGGGTCGGCGAACATCGGGATCGACGTCATCCCGGAGACCCTCATCCCCGGACTGGCCCGTGCCATCGAACTGACGCCCTCGGTCTCGTCCCTGTTCCAGACGCAGATGTGCCCGGCGAACGGTCGTCGTGCGTACACGAGCAAGCGCGCGCGCCCCTACCTGCACAACGTGCCGACCACGGACGATCCCGACAACGATCCGCTGTCGCCGCTGAACAGTGATTCGGCGTTCATCAAGCCCATCGACCTCGCGGTCGGGGTGCAGATGCACCGGAACATCGAGGAGGACGGCGTCATCTCCTCGCTCGGCAAGATCGAGGAGGACCTCCGGTGGGCCATGGTCTACGGCGAGGCCGACTGCATCATCAACGGCCACAAGGGCACGAAGGCCCAACACCCAGACGCCATTGCGACCTGGGGCGGACGGTCGCTCGACGCCGTGGACACCGACTTCGACCACCGTCTCGGCTGGGAGGGGCTGCGCCACCTCGCCATCGCGAAGGGGAAGGCGTCGGACTACTCCGCCGTCACCGGCGTCGACATGGTCTCCGGGCTCATGGCGGACGTCGGGCCGGAGAGCATCGGCCAGACCGTGATCCTCATGAACTACGAGTTCTTCCTCGGGGTCGCCATCAAGTGGGCCGCGTTCCAGACCTGGGACAAGGTCGGCGCCGCTGCGGCCATCCTGACCGGCATGTTCGGCACGAACCCCGGTCCTCTCCCGGGCCAGGTCGGGTTCATCTACGGTGTTCCCGTCTGCCTCGTCTCCTGTCTGACGGCCGACCTGAACGCGAGCGGCCTCTACGACGGCACCACGGTGGACCGCACCGGCATGCTCATCGTGAACCGCGCCCGGTACACGCGCTGGATCCGGAGTCAGTCCGCGGTCGAGACCGACGACAACATCCGGAACAACACGCGGACGGTGGTCGCCCGCCGGCGCCTCACCTTCGAGGAGGAGATCCCGGGTCTCACCTCCGAGAAGAACGTCGCCTACGCCTTCAACCTCCCGACCAGCTGAGTTGACCATGAAGACCATCGTCTACACCGGGACCAAGTCCCACCCCGAGAGCTTCCGTCTCGCCCCCCACCCGCGCCTGTTCAAGGGCCAGCCGCTCGAGGTCGACCCCAAGGTCGCCACCGTGCTGCTGAAGTGCGACGGCGTGGAGGCCGCGCCGAAGCCGAAGGCCGAGGGCTGACATGGCGTTGGTCGCCCCAGCGGAGGTCGGGACGATGTTCCCAGGCCTCACACCAAGCGACGAGAGTCAGCTCATGCAGGTCATCGACCTGGCCGATGCACTGCTCGCGACGTGGCTGGGGTGGCCTACGCCTGTCGGTGGAGTGCCGACACTGCAGCGCTCGACGTACACCGAGTACACCGAGCACCTACACTGCCTGCCCCGTCAGGTGGGGCTCCAGTGCCCCGCCGTCGTCTCGGTGTCCGAGGTCGCGATCGACGCGTCCACCGACTTCGACGGCGCCGAGGTGCTCGTTGCTGACACCGACCGCATCACCCGCGGCCGGCGAGTGCTGCTGAAGCGCACCGCGTCGCCCTCCAGCTTCCCGGACGAGCCCGAGAGCGTACGCGTGACGTACCTGGGAGGCTTCGGTCCCCGAGAGGACGAGGCCGCCCAGGGCGAGGACTTCGCCCCCGTGCCAGCCCACATCCGTGCGGCCATGCTCCTGTGCATCCGTGAGATCTGGAGGCTGAAGAGCATCCCAGGGCTCCCGAATGGACTGGACATCGCCCCCGAGCCCGGGGCGGTCATCACACCCGAGATCAAGGCCCTGCTCACGCGTCACCGGGTGGTGCACGTTGGGTAAGCAGACCTACAGCTCCATCGTCGAGCTGGAGCGCGAACTCCACGAGGTGGTCGAAGCGGTCGACGTCACGAAGCACGTGACCGGCACGCCGGACCGGCTCACGTTGACCACCCAGCGCGGCGACATCGAGGCAGACGGCGGTCTTGCCCACCTGCTCTACGACCTGCGGGTTGTGGGGGGTGAGACGCTGGAGCGGTTCAACGACCGCGAGCTCCATCAGTGGGAACTCGAGGTGGATCTGCTCTACCAGGTCTCGCCCGGACATGACCGAGCCGCGGTCTACGACCAGGCTGTGGAGCTGGTGCATGATGTGGTGCGTAGCCTCATCGCCTCGAACTCCTGCCTCGGGCTTCGGATGGACGGCCCCCCCTCGCGGTCGTGGGTCACGGTTCGAGGTCGCCCGTCGAGCTTCCTGCGCGTTGCGGTTGGTCTGAACACCTCGAACGTCTTTATCAGCACGGCGGCAGCGTGACCGCGCGCCTGCGAAGCAACGCCGAGGAGGTCGCCGAGCGCTTCCGTCGGCTCGCTCGGGCAACGCCTGACGTCGCCCGCGACGAGGCTCGGGCTGTGGCTGCCGGTGCGGTCCCGAACGTCGAGGCGGCGACTCCCGTCGACACCGGCGACCTGCGCGATGCCTGGGCGGTCGAGGACACGGCCCAGGGTGCCCGACTCGCCAACCGCAGCCGCTACGCCGGGTTCCAGCTCGGACTCTCTGAATCCGCAGTGAACGCCCTCTCTGATGCCGCCGACGAGCGGCCCCCCTTCACCGACCAGCTACGAAAGGAGGTGCCCTGATGGGTGATTGCCTCGTATCCGCAGAATCGCTACCGATCGGCGTCACCATCGAGGACGGGTCCGACCCGGTCAAGTCCCTCGTGCTGGACCTGTTCGGCGACCTCAACATCACCCTCGGTGGTGAGGTTCCGACCTGGGTCAAGGACCACCGCAACCGGAACGCCGGCCAGCCTCCCTACAAGTCGGGCACCGAGATCACGACCATCACGATCTCGAACGCCAACCTTGAGGACATCGGAGGCTCGGCGACCATCACGCTCAAGGACTTCATCAACAAGACGGCAACCCCGTGGGCCACGTTGACGTCGACCAACTCGAAGAACGCGTTCAACGTGTTCAAGACGTTCAAGGTCCGCCTCCGCTGGAAGCAGACGGAAACCGGCACCGAGGTTCAGCGGGACGAGGTGTTCGGCAACTGCATCATCATGGGCGACTTCTCGAAGCCACAGGGCGGGCTCGCGACGTACGCCATCACCATCACCACTGACGAGCCGTACTCGACGTTCGAGGCGGTGGCATGAGCAAGACCGTTCGACTCACCAACGAGGCCGGCGAGGTCATCCGCGACGTGGTGTTCCGCCCACTCATGCCGGGCAAGGCGTCCCGGCACGCCCGGTTGTTCGACCGGCTCGTGGGGCCAGCCAAGGTCGAGGGCGAGAAGCTCGACGAACTGGCGGCGGCTGGCAAGATCGATCCGGACGACTTCGACGAACAGCTCGAACGGCTGCTCGACAAGACGCTCGGGGCCGCCTGCGTCCTCCTGGCGGCGGTCGTCGAGGGCCTGAAGCTGCCAGCCGGAGAGGTCCCCTGGCAGCAGGGGTACAAACTCGCAGAGACCCTCATCCTGAAGGAGGGCTGGACCTCTGCGGAGATCGACGCGCTCGCTCTCGCTGCTCGTCAACACGTGCACGACGTGGCGTTTCGAGGCGGCACCGCGGTCATGGCCACCGCGGATTTCTCCGATCCCCCAGCGGACTCACCGCCCGACTGCTGATGCAGGTCTCGCGCGACCACTGGGGGCGGACCGATGCCTGGAAGGAGAAGCAGCACACCGACCCCGAAGAACTCGAACACCTCCTCGCCCTCGCTCTCCTCGAGCACGAAGAACGCCGCATCCGCAGGTAGACCATGACCGACAAGCCGCTAATCCTCGAAGTCCGGGAGACCGGAGCCGCCAAGGCCGCCAAGGCCCTCGACAAGGTCGCCGACAGTGGCGATCGGGTTGCGGCGTCAGTGGACAAGGCCGGCGGCGCTGCCGATGGTTCCATCCCCCGCTTCAACAAGGCGAGCGCCGCGCTCGGGAGCTTCAGCAAGGCCGCCGTGGCAATCGGGCCTGCTGTCCTGGGTGCTGCTGCGGCAGTTGGGGTCTGGATCAAGTCCGTCGTCGCCATGAACGACGAGATGGCCACGCTCCAAGCGAACAGTGGGCTCACCGCCGAGACCATCAACGCCCTCCGGCTCGCCGCCGACCAGGCCGACAAGGCGCTCTCGGAGGTCGTCCCCAAGGACCTCGCGAAGAAGATGGGCGAGCTCCAGCGCGGGTCTGCGGAGGCGGCTGACGCGTTCGGTCAACTCGGCCTGTCCGCCGCGGACGTCGCGAACATGTCGACGGACGAAGCGCTCGGCACCCTGCTCATGCGGATCAACGACCTGCCCGATCCCGCGAAGCGCGCCGAGCTTGCGTTTCGGACCATGGGCCAGGAAGGCCAGAACCTCCTGTCGACCAGCCTAGACAGCGCAGAAGCGCTCCAGAAGATGGCGGCGGTTGGCCAGCTCATCGCCACGAAGACGGGCCCGTCGGCGGCGGAGGCAACCTCAGACTGGCAGCAGGCGACGTTCGAGCTCGCGACCGCGACGGAGTACCTCTCGAACCAGTTCACCGGCGTGATCTCTGTCGCAGGGAGCTTCGTCCGGCTGCTGACGGGCTCCGTCATCATCGCGGCCTCACAGGCCGAGCAGATCTTCGCTCGGTGGAACACCGCAGTCGAGAACTTCACTGCCCTGATTCAGGGGGACTTCCGGACAGCTTGGTCGGGTGTCGTGAGGCTGTTCGGCATCGTGGCAAACGACGCGTTCGGCTTGCAGACCAGCCTGAAGAAGGTGGACGAGATCTTGAAGGCTCTGGCGCCCTCATCGAACAAGGCGGGCGACGGCATCAAGGTCCTGGGCACAGGCCTCAACCAGACCGCGGATCGGAGCGAGAAAGCAGCCTCGGGCGTGAAGAGTGCGGCCGGTGCGGTGAAAGCCCTGTCCGACAACGCCGCTTTGGCCCTGCCGTCGCTCTCCAGTTTGCAGCTCGAACTGGCGAAGCTCCAGGGCGACGAGGCCAACGCGACCTTCTGGCAGCTCGACGTCGATCTTGCGCGACTGGACTCCACTGTCGAAGCCATTT